CAAACTAACAAGAGCGAGGGATAGATGATTTATAGTGGAGCAAAGTGGAAAGAGCGTTTTGTAAAAATAGTTTACCCAGGATTTATGATTTTTCAAAAAATAGGCCGACCATCAATGAAAGGCGGTCACACCCACAACCACGAAGTCAACGGAGGCAAAATCTTCAAAACAAAGGTCTTGTGGGTTAAGGACGAACCACCGAAGGAAAGGAGGGACTTTGGCTGCAAAATTTAAAATGTGCGACTACTGCAAGAAGACGAAGGCTGAAACGATTGAAATGAACTATATTTCACCGAATGAAGACTTCTGCCCATCCTGTAAGCTGAAGATGCTCACAAGGTTTGTGCAGGGGCTGGACTACGATGTGAAAGAAGTCTTCCAGATGTACATGAAGTGCTAAAAACGCCTTGCACACTTCATGCACACTTTGCACACGGGAGGAAACCATGACTGCAACGTTCACATTGATTCAACGCCACAAATCACGGGGCATAAAAACATGGTACATTAGGACATGCGAAAACGGGCGTTCCACGAAATATTAAACACTATCCTTCACCATGGGAAATCATAAATGATTGATTATGATGAACTCAAAGAACTGAAACATGAAACAATGGAAGAGGACAATTAAATGCTCGCCAATTTCATAATGACGCACTTCTCTTACGAGGAATCACTCCGTTATTTAGGATTTATCCTAATATGGGCTATAATTGCAGGAGGGAAACTTGCGAGTGTTAAGGAGAGCCTTTTCCTCGTAAACGTGATGTTTTGGTTTATTACGTTCGGTGCGCTCCTCGCCTTCCACATTTTAGGGTACATATTCCTTTTTTTGAGTGTCGCATTGACTATTTATAGCATCGTACACGCAATAAGGGCAAAGGTCGGGAAAAGTATGCGTTGAGACCGTAAAGACGATTGAACCATACAAACACACCGCCTAAACAAAAAGACCGCTCACAGGGCGGTCTTTTGCGTTCATTCTATACTTGAATTGTGGTTGATTCAAATATAGCTATTTGTAAAGCCTTTGCATCCGTGGCACTCCGTCAGACAATCCAACATGGATAAACCGTATTTCTGCCGTGTTCTCGCCCTGTTTTTTATGATAGCTGATCAATTGGTCTATTCGGCTCAAATTCTGTTCCAGAACACGCAACAACGCCCGGTTGTCATCCTCCTTTCCAGACCATGCGCAGATGTCTGCTGCAAGACCTTTCTGATGTGCCGAATTGGAAACGCCTCCGACCGCATCATTCACGGCCTTGGTTCGGAATGCGCAATTCACACGGATCGGTTTTCCGAACGAAACACGGATGCGGTCAAGGAACGCAGCCAAAACACACATGTTTTCAATGTGCCACCATTCCGGGCAATTATCCAATCCCGTGTTAGTTGATACCAATTCCTTGAACGTGAAAAATCTTGCCATGTCAGATGTCCTCAATTAAAATGTTCGTGTGCGGATTTTTTGGATCAATTGCATTGATGACGGATATTTCACGGACGATGCGCCAACAGTCATCTGCAAGGATTTTTGCATCAACCAACAAATCCATAATTGCCGACAATCCGTTGTCCCCGTCACGCCTGTGATTGTCACCGTGGTAAAACGTCACCGACACCCGAACGGGTTCGGAAATCGGTTCCTTGGGGCGTATCTGTTGCCGAATCTGGATGATTGCGGATGAATGCCATCTTTTGAACCGTTCCGATTTGAAAACATGCCCCGTCCGTTGGCAGAACCTGTTTTCGTTTTTCTTTGACGATACCTCGCCACGGATGGAATAGAACATCAAAAATCCATTTCAAACAGGTTTCCGACACCGAAACCATCGTTCCCAAAATGCTTTGAACATCCTGCAAATAATTCAATGCATTTGTCCGCAACACCTGCCTTGATCCTTCCGATTCCAGATTCACGCCAAATACCACGGAGGATGTCATCGCATTCCTCACGGGCGAACAGATTGAATCCACGGTGGAGGTACAATCCATCATGAATGACCGCACCAAGATTGTAAATCACGTTTGAATTATCCCATGACGGAAGGAACCATCGGAACATCCACGGGACGGATGCGCCATCGCATTTGAAGCCTTTTCTGATTGTGAATTTGAAACGTACAAGGACGTTGTTTTTCACGATGTTGACATTCACATCAACGTCATTTCCAAACGTGTGAGGATAGTCATTCGTGATTTCCGGGATGGTTGAATAAGAAATTGATTTGACGGTCACACTCATTTCGTTTTCTCCTTCAAAAATGGATTTTTACATTTTTTCCGTTTGTTGCCGTTTGAAAACCAAGAACACAATTTTGAATTACGTTCCTTCAAAAACATGTTTCGCAACGATTGAAAATCCTTTGACGGGTTTCTGCTCATTTGCCCAACCCCTGCGAACGAAAGAACATTTCAACCATTCCCGTGAGGCGTTCAATTGATGAATTGATGTTCCGCAATGAAACATCCATCGCATCAAAACGGGCGTTTCCTTCATCCAGACGTTTTTCTGTCTGATTGATCCGTTGCGCCAACAAAGAAACCATCTTTTCAAGTTCAGAAATCCGTTTTTCCGTTTCGTTGGAATTACTGTCAATTTCGGAACGGCTTTTCTTCCGTTTCTGTTGAATCAGCAGATAGACCGCAAACATTCCGATTGCGGTCATCCCTGCATTTCCGCAATACGGAAGAATTGACTGAACTATTGACTCCACTTAACCCTCCGTGCTTATTCGCTTATGATGAATCCGTCAACCATCAAGTCAACATTGCAGGTGTTTGCCGTTGTGTAGTATGGGAAATCGTAATGTCCAAGGAAATCGTTATAAGCGGAACTCATTTCTGCAACGAAACGCACACTCTGGAATCCAAGGATGTTCAAGCTGAAGTCAAATGACTTGTTCAGTACATTGACCAACAGAACCGCATTGACCTGCGTTTTGTTGTTGATGGTGATTGTGAAGTCAACCTTGCTTCCCTTCTTGATGGAAGTCGGCAAGAATCCGACCTCGGAAACCATAACGGATTTCACGGTTGCATCGTAACTCTTTACGAACGAATTTGCAACGAACAACTTCTTGATTGCTGCGAGAAGTTGGCTGCTATCTTCCTTGTTGGGCGTGATGCCCGCAGCCTCAATTGGGTTGAGTATTTCTGCCTGTACTGCGTTTAGCCAATCAGCGGAAACCTGCGTTCCCTTGATGCTCTGGTTGGCATTTCCATCAACAAATTTTCCGTTGCTTGCGGTCGGTGTGTCAATGCAGAACATTATCGTTCCTCGCAGATTTCAAGGATGAAGGAGACCTGCCCACCGATGAACTTATTCTGGATGTTGTAATCGTCAATACGTACAACGGAGCCAGACTTAATATTCGTTGCGAGTTCGGACGATCCACTATCGGAAATGGTGAAGCCCTTCTGTTCCCACACACCGAATTCGGAGAATGCGAAAGTGAATTCTTTAGAACCGACAGACAGAGTGATTTCGGCAGCGATCTTTCCCTTCGGAGGGAGTAGTACGTTGCCACCACTAGGGATGAGCCTTGCCTTGTCTGCGTGAAGGATGCCATTGAATTGTTCGGCCTGTTCTCCGTAGAACTTGAAATCGTCCTCGCCACTATCAGACTGCAATGACTTGAAAGAGATGGAAGTGTCGGCAGCAACGGACACGGAAGCGTATCGGTTGTCCCCATTGAGGGTGTATGAGATGGGTAGTATGGTTCGGATAGTTTTAAGCATAGTATGCTCCTTATTAAAAATTGTTAATCGTCATCTTCTGCGATGTTGGAGAAGTCGGATAAGTCGGATGGTTCGGAATTGTCTGCAAGCACGGAAAGTCCATCGTCCTCACTTTGTGTGGCAGGGACATCACGGACGAGGCGGACGGAACATCCTTTTACGGAACTAATCCCAGTTGACATATAACTACTATCTACGTTAAACCTATATGCAGTATTATTCGATTTTGTGGAAGTCCACATAATTACGGAATTTCCTAAATAGTTGAATTGAGGATAGTAACCTCCAGCACAGACTGCACTGAATCCATAATCATTTGTTCCTAATACATCGCAATACCACTTTTCTTTAATTTTCAATCTATTGTTTGAACCACCAACACTTGTGACCAAAGTGTCAAAGTCAGCCTTCGTAGGAAAACGCCATCCGTCCTTGAGCAACTGAGCCAATTCCTCCACCTAAATTTACAAACTTTGCGTTTTGTTTGTAACTAGACCAGTCCACATCCTTTGCCACAACGCCCTTCAAATCTTCATTTAGATTTTCGGATAGCCATTGCTGACGGCCTATAACGCAGGTGTGGTAATAGTGCTTTCCGATTTTTACTCGGTTGTCCACTTCGCTCGTAGATACTTGCTTCATTTTCTTCGTAAATTCCCATTACATCGCCTCCCAACTAGTTACGCCATTCCTTGCCACAAGCTTGTAATTCCCGCTGCTAGGAGGGGCGGGGACTTCTATCCTCTCCGCAATGTCACTTTCCAAACTCACCTTGCAGAACAAAGGATTATGATCGCTCAATCCTACCGCATTAGGCATATAAACTCCACTTGCTACCAATCCCTTAACGCAGATATTATCCAATGCCATGGAGTCCGCAGGGTAGGTCTTGTAAGTACCATCATTCATCAGCGAGAATCCCGCACTCACAAGTGCAGAATACAAGGTATTGTCGGTGGTGTTAAAGTCACCAACGATGATACACCTTTCCTCGTTTCCATAAACTTCAGCAAGTTCGTCTAGCTGCTTTTTCTGCAAGACACCGACACGATTATTATCAAACGCAAGATGGGTCTGCACGAACTTTACCCGCTGACCCTTGATGTAAACATCGCAGTCTGCATAATAGTAGTCTTGGGCCTTGATGATTGAAATATGGCTTATGGTTTCATCCTTGAGGCATTCAAAATCATGCATTACGAAATTTGAACAAATTGTGTTCCCGAAAATCGCATTGCAAGAGTAATTCCTCTGCTCGCATTCAATGGCGTTTCCGTACTCCATGAACAACTTATTTCTTGCGCCCTGCTTACCTGCGGAGCTTGTGCCGAAGATGTTGGAGTATTCCGAAATGCCGATTACTGCGGACAACTTGCCACCATAAATCAATGCCCTAAATGCTGCAAGTTTTGATTCGTAATTGGCAGCGGTGATGTCACTATTCCTTAACTCGCCATTGCTGAAATGTCCGATGTTCCACGTTCCAACGATGATGTTATTCTCGCCAAGGTTACGGAGCTGGCTATCCTCAAAGGATGCGCCCTTCTTTTCCTTGAAGATGTCCTCGCCATTGTAGGGCATCTTGATGGACATCGGAATGTAGCACACACTATCACTATACATATAAACGTATAGATACGATGCATCCGAAGGAATGTCAATTGTCGCAATCGTACTTGCGGAAATTCCCTCCACCTTCGTGTAGCCTTCAGCATATGAAGGAGTGGCACCTTCAACAGGTGCGGACTTAACGAACGTGTAATCGCACCCCGCATCGTATCTGGATTCAAGCCTTAACTTCGCACCACGAATTGTGGAAACATCAATCAGTCCTCCATAATATGTTTTGCTAGATTTCCATATGTTGTTGTTGGACATGATGGTGAATCCGCAGCCCTTCAGCTTGCTGATGTCAACATCACGGAAGCCGAATTCAACGCCTTCCTTCAAGTCTTTGTTGGCATTGTCAATCAATGCGATTGACTTCGGTGTGTAATAGGATGAACCACTCTTGATGTACACATAAAGGTATTTTGCATCACTCGGAATCGTGACACAAATCTTGCGACCGCTTGCAATCGTATATACTGCATTATTGCCACTTGCGAACGATGCAGCGTTCCCTGCGCTGAAACCTTCCTTCAAGAAGGCGTAATCACTTGCAGCATCGTTTGCTACAATCTCAATCTGCTTTCCTACAAATTCCGAAACATCAATCAATGTTCCGTAATAGTTAGCACTTGCCATCCATTTCTTCGTGGAACTCAAGATAGTTCCACCGCAAGAAGGAAGGTTGCTGACATCAAAATCAAACCTTGCAGAAACGAACGATCCGTTGTCAAACGATTTCACATCGTTACCGCTCAACGAAAGAATTGTACTTCTAATGTCCTTGGTCTTGGACAGTGTTTTCAAATAGTCCGAAAGTTTAATGTCTTGATTTGCAGCCATTATTCACCTCTACCATCTTTTCAAATTGTAAGTTAGACGATTGCCGTTTTCGTCTGTCAAGCACTTCCCATCATCCGTTAGCAGATGGCCTTCCGTCACACCATCGTCATATCCATATATGATTTTGATGTGAGCCTGTTTAATATCGTCAAATACGGCCTCTTCCTTGTATTGCTTGAAGTCTATCAAGTAATCTCCCGCACAGGCCGAACCTGCTCGGAACTGAACAAAATCTTCAGAATGTAGGTGGAAAATTATGAGCAGATAGAAACGAGGGTCTTCGCCTTCTGGAAATACGATTACAGAGAACTTGTCCGTGTCCTTTGTGTATTCGTACACATCCGCTTCAATGCCCATCAAAGAAAGCATCTTGGTAATGAACGATTTTGAACAACCGCCATCCGTACATTCAGCACGATATATTTCAGAACGCCTGCCTTCAAACGTGTCCGGGTAAATTCCGACAATAGGAAGATTCAATTCACCTTCCCAATCATCAAGATTTTCCGTGTGTGTCGGATCAATTGCGGTTGTCATGTTCTGGATGACATCCCAAGTGTATTTGAACGCATGAGAAAGTGCATTGACCAATTTTGAAAAATTGGTTCCTTCCCACATTGCGAATGCGTTTCCCCTTGGGAACAACGAAAGAACATAATTGAAGAAATTGTCTGTTGAATATTCCTTCGGTGCATTCCGTCTTGGCGTTTCTGCCAATTCAACAACCGCCACGTCATCAACGTCAATCACGTTCCCGTGACCGTCATCCAACGTGACGTGATAATCGCCCTTTTCAATAGGAACTACCGCTTCAATCTTTTCATCGTCAAAATCAACAATCGCAGCTTTAGTTGTTCCGAAATAAACGGAACAATCAACATCAAACAGACCTCCAAAAATGGTCAATGTCTGACCAGTTGCGATTCTTTTGTAAACGATGCCTTGAACGAATGCCATTACACAACCACCAATGACAGATTCTTTTCAATCTTGTTGATGTCCACGATTTCGCCATTGTCTGCGGTCTTGGCGGTTGTATATCCATTGTCCGTGACATTATACCCTTTGACATATAACTGCGTTACAGAACACGAAGAAACAACGCCATTTTCAACAATGATCCGTTTGATTAAATCGGTTGTGATTTTTTCACCGAAACCATATCCCTTGAGGTTCGTTTTCAGAACGTCAACGATCCGTTGTTTGACGTTTCCACCCACACTTGAAAGGCCGACAGTCAGACTCATTTCAACGGCTGAAACGGATTTGATGCGGACATCAGCGGTCGCAGGCTTTCTGGCATCCGATAGAATGTATTTTTTGACATCTTCCAATTCTGACGAATTCAAGACGATTCCATCGGAATTGAAGTCTGCGCAGAATACCGTCACTGCATTTGTCAACGGGAAATTTCCGAAAACGAACGCATCCGTGACCTGCGAGAATCGTTCTGCCCATTGCTTGTAATCGGAAACAGAACCGCCCATCGGATGATGCTGCCTGCGATATTTAAGGCGTTTCCTGTACGATTCCACATCTTCGCCCCATTCCTCAACGAGGCCATTCACGGAAACTTCAAACAATGCGCCACCGCTAATCAAAAATGATTTTACGAAAATTCCGTCATTGTCTATGTCACGGAATTTCAAGACGTAGTTGTTCGCCCTGTTAAATTTCTGGCCAACACCGACCGAAACAACGTTTCCATATTTAATCGCATTCGGTGTACATGAAACAGGTTCCTGCAGTTCAAACTCGTCATTCGTGTCCGGGTCAACGATAATCGCTCCCTTCTGGATTGTGACGGTCTGCGCTGAAACAATGATGACCTGACCACTGGCATTTGATGCGACCTTGTGAGGCAGATTATACCACCCGCCAAAACGGATGAGGTTTTCAACATCGCATGTGTCAATGAAAGAATTTCGGAAAATGTATTGACAAAACAGGATCGGCAAATAGCAACCGCCTGCGACAACACGGGAAATCACCTTCAGCACACCTACACGGAGGCTTCCGCTCTTTCCGTAGAATGCAGCGGAAAAACCGTTTTCAATCGTTCGTGATACATCGGCAAGGGTTGGAACAGAAAACGCCATTACGAGGCCTCCCAATTGGCTTCATATTTGAATTGTTCGGAGTCCCCGTTGGGTTTCAAAATCGCAATCGTGAATCGTGCGGTGTTTCTGTCATTTCCACGTTCTGCAGAAACCGTGACATCATTTGCGACACCATCGTCAATCATCCATTGAAGGCTTTCCTTGACGATTTTCTTTGCATTCACAAGTGTAACGTCATCCAATTTTTCACGAAACAATGTCCACAGACGTGAACCAAGCGGAATTTCGTTGATGGCATCTGCCCACCAACCTCCGATTGACGGGTCAAGACGTGCCGAACCATCAAAAGAATCGTTGCGACAATATGTCGCAATTGACAAAATCACAGACATCTGCAGCGAATCTGACAACACAAGATCACCACCTTTGAATTCAAGGTCAAAATCCTGTCGGTCGGTTTTTCGCAGGCTGAGGTCACTCATGACCTTCAATATAGTTTTTTATTTTAAATTGTGTCAAAAAATGACATTAAAAACTCTACGTTATACCTCCAGAACCTGCGTAAGGTTTACCGTTTAAAACGATTGGATTTATGTTTGTCTGCGATGTTGCCGTTCCAGATACTTGAATATCCATTGGCTGCGCAGTGACCGTCACATCCGCAGTCTTTATCCATTTTTCAAACGCTTCCGAAATTTCCTTTGCAGCGGTTTCCGCATCGTTCGTCTTGCTGAAAATATCCTTCAAATCGGATTTCAATGTTGTTGTATCAATAGCCATATACTAAAACCCCGGCATCGGTGCGGTTGCGGTTCCTGTCGGTGTCGGATGCTGATGATTCTGCATCGTGACGAACTTTGCGCCATCGCATAACACCTTCAAATCACCCGTCACTTCAACATCTGATTCAATACGATAAGCCTTTCCGCTTTTTGGCGTGGCAACGATTGATCCGTCTTTCTTCAATAAAATGATCTGCCCGTATTCGCTGAACAGGGCAACCTCGCCATTCTGGATGTTCGGAATCTTTGACGTGTCACCCTGCGATGAAATGACAATTCCGTTATCCCGTGCGCCACCGATGAACAGGACAACGGCCTCGGATGACTTGTTCGGCTTTGAAACAATGCCATAATGTTGAACCATCGGAACCTTTGAATGACTTTCGCCACCTGCAAGGGTGATGTCAACAGAAAGGCCATTGTTTCCGTCTGCGGAATACACCGCATTGATCAATGCACGTCCGACAATTAGACGAATTTTCGTTTTCAACTGTTCAATAAAACCAATCATTTCAGCTTGCTCCCGGTCTGTTTGCGGATGGATGCCCAAGTGTCATTGTGTTTCTTGTTCAGTTTCGCCTTCGGTGCGATTGTAGGTGTCGGAAGGTAGATGTCCTCGTCAACCAATTCAATCGTTGTCTGCGTTCCTTCGGAACCATAGCCAAAAACAACACGGTTCACGAGATATGCACGGGACTCGCCAAGAATCATCGGAATGTCGCAATTCACCATGATTCCGGGCTTCCATAACGAACCGCCCTTTGTCTGCCTCCATCCGTCAACAACAACGGAAAACGAATTCCCTGTTGCGTTTCTGTGCTTTGCTTCCCACAAAGCCCGTGATTCACAGTTTTCCATTGTTGAAAAACGTTCATCCAACAAAACGAACTCTCTGTCACGGGAAATTCCGTCATCCTTTACGCATGCGGAAGTATTGCATTTTGGATCGGCAGACGAATAAACCGTGTATTTGTTGAATCTGTTTGCAACGGAGAATTTTCCAGATGCAGAAAGGACATTCATTCCCTGCACGATGTCAACTTCAGCACTTCCATATTTTCCACCGATGATGGAAACGTTGCCCAATCCGTCACTTGTCGGATAGAGGTTTCGTTCCTTGCATGCATTGACAATCACGTTCATTGCGGTGGTTCCGATTTCCGCAGAGAATTTCTTCAATGGCGAACCGATTTCCGCACCGTTTGAACCTGTAAAATTCAAACCAAAATCCGCACACACGATGCGGACGATTTCATCAACCTTTTTGTTTTCAAAATTGATCGTCTTTGATGCGCAATCAACCAAATCGCAGGTTTTTTCCTTTCCGCTGACTTTACAAACGATTCCGCTATTGTTGAATGACGGGCTTGTTTCAACATTGAAACCGCTAATGACAACTTCATCATCAATCGCAATTTCAACGGCATCACCAGGAAATATCGGAATCCATGCTGAATCGGAATCGTCACGGAATACGCCCAACGAATAACTCGCTGCGATCTGATCAAGTGATTTCGTGACGTTCACGGACGTGAAACCACGGACAAAATTTCCATTGCAACGAATTTCAATCATTTTGACAGAACCTTTACATTGCCCGGTGTGATAAACAGTCCCTGCGAGAATCTGTTTCGTTTCATTATTTCATCAACACGTTCAAGGCCATTGTAGGTGTCAAAAGCGAACGTGAGAATGTTGCATGTTGACTGTACGTATTTTTCAACCACAACCGCCATATTTGCCATTGACTCTCGCAAATAATCAAGGGCGGTGGACTGCAGGTTGTTGAAGTTCATGAAATCGTCAACATCATCCGTATTGTTCAACAGATTTTCAAATGCGTCCGAAACCATGTTTTGAAAATCTGCAGCCTCGTCAATTGAAGCGAAACTAGCATCAACCAACGAATCAACAAGGCATGATGCAGCGATGTTCCGTGTCAAACGTCCGATTTCATCATCATTGCCGAATCCCATGATTGAAATGAATTCATTCACCTCATCCTTCTTGTCAACGTCATATCCAAAAATTGATGCGGTTGTTGTCAATAGGTTTGAAATTCTGTTTGCGAAATCGGCAGGTGACTGCAGAATCACTTCAATGTTCGCCTTCATCTTTCCGATTTCATTGACAAATTCATTGATTTCGTTCAACGTCTTTCGTGATTCGCTGATTGTATCAAGTGCAGCTTCTGACGTTGCAACCGCAGAATCAAAAACGGCCTTCGCCTTTTTCAATGTTTCAAATTTGTCGGTGAATTTCGCCTTTGACACGTTTCTGAAATTTTCGGAATTTACCTTCGTCTTGAATCTGGATGATTGGGAAACACTTTTGTTCGGTGTTGAATCTTCCTGTTCAACGGTAATTGACCCCTTGACGAAGCCCAATTCCTTTTGATTCCCGGTGAAATTCAACTGCGAAATACGGGCATTGAATTTTCCCAACCACGGATGCACGAATTCTGCAAATCCAGAAATTCCGCAGGCCTTTTTCAACTGTTCCTTCTGAACATCGCAATCATCACCGATCAAATAGATGTTCAATGAATGGACGGGGACATTTGCGCCCAAATCCTCATAAACACGCCTATTTGAAAACGGGATTTTCTTTGTTGCTATCGTGCGACCAAGACCGCTTTCATTGTAATTTTCAACGAAAAACGGGACACCACGGAAAGATGCAGCCACGATGTCAAATGTTTCTCCATCAATGGTGACGGAAACCTTTTCAAGATTCTGGATGTAATTATCTTCTGCCATGGTTTTTAATATCCGAAAATATATCCCGTTGAAATGTCAAAAACACTTGAATCAAGTTCCTTGTCCGGGGTGACTGTGGTTCCGTTCGGCATACCTGCAAACGAAACTTCAAGACGGTTCGTTGTGGTTGTGTTCCTGTTCTGCGTGAATGTCTGCGCAGCCTGTACACCGCTTTGATTCTGTTTCTGCGGTTCGGCAATTCCTGCTCGCATGGATTGTGCAAGTCCTGCGAATTTATCTCCCACAAACGGCAACGATGACAAAGTGTCTGCAACGTTTGCGATTGCACCGATGATTCCTGCCTTGATGGTATTGAATACGCCAAGAACGGCATTTGAAACGCCATCCCAAACGCCAAGGACGAAACACTTTGCGGTTGATGCCATATTCGGAATTGTAGTCCCAAAGAATGTGACAATGGGCGCAATCACGGCATTGTACAAGGCATCGCCCCAACCGTTCGCCCATTCGGAGAACGTGATTCCAAGACCCTTCACAACATCGCCCATGTTGCCGAAAACATCAACTGCCTGCCCAACCCATGAAACAACATCCTGCACGGAATATGTCACAACGTCAACCGCAATCTTAACATTATCAAGTGCATGTTCACCGTTTACATCCCACCAATCCAGAAATTGCTCAAAACTGTTTGACAACGAAGGCATGAGCTTTGTCATAGCCCTGTTTTCAATGGCCTCTTTCACCTTGTCAACATCAAGCAACAGGTCTTTAAATTTTTCCGCATTCTGTGCATCCTCCTCGGTAATCATCCCACCGATTCTTGCACGTCTGTTTAAAAGTTCTTGGATGCCTGCGGAACCGCCTTCAAACATTGTTCCGAATCCTGTTCCACCCTTTCCGAACAGTTCTTCAGAAACACGCAGACGATCCTGCGCATTCCCTATTTTCTTGTAAGCATCCGCAACTTCCAACATCAATTGGTTATTACTTTTCAATTCACCGTTCTGTTTACGGAGGGAAACACCAAGGGCATTGAACAAATCCAATTGTTTCTTTTCACCGCCTGCAGCCTTGGAAACATTGACTGAAAATTTTCGGAGCGATTTGTCAAAATTTTCCGTTGACATTCCGCTTCGTTCCGCAGCATATCGCCATTGTTGAAGCTGAACAGACGAAAGGCCTACATTACGTGAAAACTTGGCGATCGTGTCCGCATTCGTGGCGAATCCGTCAACGGCATTCACAACGGAGCCGATTGCGTTTCCGATTCCACGGACAACACTTCCGACAATATGCATCCCGGCAGCAACCGCTGCGATTTTCGTTGCGACATTGATTGATGAAAGTTTCTTCTTCAGCGCATCAACGGATGATGTTGACTGCTTGACGGTATCGGTCACCTTCTGGACATCCGAAATGACTTTTCCCGTGCCATCCGTCTTTATAGATATGCGAGCATCAATTTTATTTGACATGACTACAATATAAATTTTCTGTCATAAAATGACAACAAAAACACCGAACACGTTTCCGCATTCGGTGTCGGCAGAAGTAAGGTCAGAACTTCTTACCGGGAGGAGGAATTCGTTTCGGTGTCATCAATTCCAGATAGTCCTTTGACCTGTTGAACCAATATTCCAATTGATCCGGGTTGAATGACATCATTTCTGACGGGGGAAAATGTAATGTCCCTGCAATCAAGCAAACGTATTGCTCAATGTACGGGGCTAATCTTCCCCAATACCTAAAAAATCCTTGACATGACCTGCGATTTTCAATCCGTCCTTTGCCGTAATTTTTGACGCAATGGGCGCAGGCTGGTTAGTACCAATTGAAATCAGTTCAAGGAACAAATCGCCATCGCCCTTCTTGGCTGCATTCTGGATGCGCACCATGTCACCGCAATCGTATTCTTCCTTGATTTCCAATTCGGAAACTGTTTCACTTCCGACCTTGATATTTTTGGATAATTTAAAATTCATTTTTTCCTCATTTGGTTTATCGCAAATATAAATAATTCTGTCAAAAAATGACAACAAAAAAAAGACACCACGGATAACTCCGTGATGTCCTTTAGGCGAACCATAGAGGAATCTTTACGGCATCAGTTCTTCCGCAGGATCGGCTGCGAATGCGAACGAAACCTCACCTTCGGAACCGCTGACGGACGGGTCTTCGGTAAAGAATGCGTTTCTGAAAACAACCTGCTTTCCGTTGGGGCATGCGAGAATGATGGTTGCATCCTTCATTTCACGCAATGCCACAAGGTCAAGTTCGGATGTGTTCACGATGGTTCCAGACACGGAGGAATGTACAATTTCCTTCTTGCTGAAAACCTTTCCAGAAATGGTGTCAATGGGGGTTCTTTTCACACCGCCAACGTCAAATGTCGGATCACCCTTGAGGATGTATTCAACGGAATTGACATACAACTTGTGAACACCGCCAATGTCTTGAAGTGCCATGTTAAGCCTCCTTAATTAACGAAACTGCAGCAGGGATGCGCAGGTGAACAACTGATTCATGAGGGGTACGGGCAACAGGAAATCCAGACGGTTCTTGTTGGTGGAATTTCGTTCAACAATCAGATTTGCCTTGAACAATTCGTAATTCTGAACGAGTCCCTTTTCCATCCAATATTTGAAACGTGCGAGGGCTTCTGCCTTTCCGTTGGTCGGAGTCATCACAACCTGCCCGGCTCCGTATTCGTCACCATCGTTGCCCAACTTGGCATGCGGATACTTCGTGGACATCATGTTGTTCCAATCCCAACGAATGAATGACAGGTTGAACACGGTTTCCAATTGCTGATACGATGTATCTGCACCGCCTGCAGCATTTGTCTTGTAGGTTGTGACCATCCTGCGGATGTACACCGTGCCATCTTCGGCTGCGTCAACATCGGCACAACCATTCTGCAGCAGGGTGTTTTTTTCGGAAAGACCCAACTTGTCCTTTTCTGCAGGTGCGACAATACCCTTGACCGCCCAATTGCTCAACGGCATGGCCGGGTCAATTTCGGCCTTGGATGCACAGACGGAAGCGATGGCTGATGCAAGTTCAAATGCGGTTGTAGGACAACCGATCAGTGAAATCGGCATTAGCAACTGCGAATTCTTGGCATTGTAGTAATTTACCGCTTCGTTCACCGGGTCTGCGGATGTGAATGTCTTTCCGTAGAACAGAACGCCCGTTTTCTGGTTGGTTGCAGTCCAACGGTTGTCAAGTTCATCCTTGATGTAAGAAACGTTGGTTTCATCGTTCAAACCGCTGACGATGACATTGAACCAATAACCCTTGATGAGGTTCTTGACGTTCAATGTTTCAAGGGAAGGATTGACAACGCCCGTGACACCTGCAGCGATGGCAACGGAAACGCCAGACGGGAGGACTTCGCCATCGGCATAATTGACACGAACATCAATTTCGTTCCCGGAAACACCCTTGTTCTTGGCGGTGAATGTCACAACGCCTGCATTGTTGGATGCGATCATGGGAAGGTTGGTCTTTGCGGTCACGGCCTCCGCAATGTTCTTTGCGATTGCGGTTGCGGAATCGTTTTCGGTGACACCGATTTCAAGATACTGACCACCGACATAAAGACGGATGGAACCGCCTGCGGTTGCAGTGCCCGTGACGGTCAATGTCTTTGTCGCAGCCTTTGCGGATGTTTCGGAACTGTCGGAAACAGGAAGGGCGAACAACGGCATCATGGCGTTGTTCTTGCGGAATGCACGGATCATGAGGGCAATCTGTGAGCCCTTGCCGAACTTCGCATCAACTGCGTCATCGTCATAGACCTGCGTGACTTCGGAAGGAGCATTGTTGGTCTGCTGACCAATAATCAACACCTTCCAAGGCATTGCAGTTTCGCCACCTGCAGCCGAATTGTCAAATTCAGTCCAGAAGCCCGGAACAAGCAGGGACGGGGAAATTTCATTGAACGGAACACTCATTTCACGTTCTCCTTTTTGTTTGTTTTGGCCTGTTGAATTTCAACGAGGGAACCGCAGGCTATTCTGCCTTCAACATAGGCATCAACAACCACGTTCTCTCCATCCTTGGAAATCAAGCGACCCTTACTCGGAATAAAAACATCTAGCCCGTCAACGGGCTTCAAAAACTTAACACTCAAACGTCAATCCTCTGGTCTTGTGTTTACGTCAAATTCCATCACGCCACCGCCATTTGCAACAATCTTCGTATGCGCAATCAAGAATTCATCTTCAGGGATGCCAAAAACGGGAAGCTCCATGTACCAAGTATAAACGAGCGAAATCCGCTGCGTTCCCTTGTCAAATTCGCCATTCCCTGCAAGGGTATTCTGGATTGAATCAACACGGATTTTCTTGAACGGAAGATTCCTGTAAATGTTGGAATCTGTCTTGTCCATTACAACCGCATTCAGAACTTCCTGCGTGATGAAGTCCATCTGGTCGGCAACATCCAAAATCCGTGTTTCGCCATTTATAGTTGTTTCATATACGTCCTGCACAACAATATCAATGATGACTTCGGACGTTACACCGTAAACAACAGGATTTCTGTCCCCGTCATCAAATTTATTGTTGTTCGTATAAACGCAAATGAAATTCCCTTCTTCATTCCACGCATTTTCTGTGCGTGACGAAAACACCCGTTCACCGATGGTGAGGATGTTGCGGTTCTTGAGTGTTTCAACGATCACACTCCGAAGTTCAGTCAATGAAATCATTGAAACACTCAAGATTTAACCACCTGCAAGGAATAAATGACAACACCGTCCTTTTCAAAGATGTAATCTTTTGCAACTAACGTCATTTGACCGTGGAACGGTGTTTTACTGATTTTGAATTTGTCACCTTTCACGGGCTTTCCATTCGGAAGGTCGGATGCGGTCACAAACAGACGGGGACGATGCGAAATGGCTTCAACTTCGCCACCGATTGATGAATCACCCAAGGACTGCTCGTCATAGATTCCTTGGAGAACGTACTGTTCACCATTGCGGAACAAGACAACATTTTCCCCAAAATCGTTTGTGTTAAAAAACGATTGGTTCAAATCATTGACGAGCTGATCCTTGAATGACATCTTCACACCATCAATTAGGCAGTGAACACTGCGAGGCCGTCAATCTGTTCAATGACTGGCAGTGGTGCGGAACGGACACGGAGCCATTGTGCGGACGGGTCTTTTTCGTACCAAGTGGATGCGGAGGAAACGCCTTCAAAGAAACCGTTTTCAAGGTCACCTGTTACGCCATAGTGAAGGGTTGCAGCCATGTCTGCGGAGAGGACGAGAACCTTGTTCGCAGGAACCATGGTCTGAACTTGGTTGGAAGAGTCCTTGTAGATTTCATCATAACGCCAGACACGAAGTCCATTGATGACACCGACAAGACGAGCGCCATTGCCCTGCAGACGGACGGTCATTTCGGCATTGCCGATGTTGAGGTTCTTGGTGTCAAGCTGCTTCAAGAAGAATTCATTCTGCATGGCATAGCCTGCAGCGGTGGAACCCATGATGACATCTGTTGCGGTGAGGCCAGAATCCTGCGCAATCAGAACGGCAGCATCGTCAATGTCCTTCACGATGCCCTTGTAGGTTGCGCCATTCCAACCCTTAGAATTTGCGTTGTTGTGGGTAGCCTTTGCGCCAAGGTTGATGGTGTCAATGGTTGCTCCGTTCACATCGGTGATGTTGACAACGCCATTGAACATGGCATCGGAAACCAACTTTTCGGTTGTCTTGTTGACCTTATTCATGAGATCTTCCATGTCGGCTGCAATCAGCTTGGAGGCTCGTGCTTCCGGGGAGATTGCGTTTGCGACAACGGGGGCTTCACCGGGCATACGCTTCAGACAGTCAAGGGCGGTGGTGATGCGCTTGATGGGAATGTCATAGCAATGTACGGAACGGGTGGCGAAACCACTGCGATTGGAAACGGTGGATGCCTCACCGTCACGAACGAACGGGGCGAGGGTCTGGGAACCGTTCACGAAATCAATCATCACATCCTTGGTGTTGTGGGTCAGAGGACGGAGGAAAGAGGATAGAAAACGCTTCGGAGGTAGATGGTTGTTGATCTGACGGGTCAGTTCTGCGGAATGGGTAATGTCAATATTAGGCATTTTTCATACTCCTCTTTTTAAATGGTGGTCTTGAAGTAGATGCCCTGCACACGGGCGTTCAACTTGTTGATTGCAGCGGTTGCGCCATCACCAAATGTGAGTGCTGCGGTGTTGAATTCGCCTGTATAGGCAACAAGAGCAGCCTTGTCTTCGGTTGCTGCAGGCGCATCTTCAAGAAGGATGGCGAGCTTACCGACCGCAATTGCGGAGCTGCCTGTTGCGAGGCCATATTTGCCCGTTTCGGCAAGTGCAAGCACGGAACCCTTCACAAGGTTTGCGCCAGAAGCGATGGTGACTACATCCTGCACAACAGGAAATTCGCCTGCACGGAGTTTGTCATAATTGGTGGTCTGTTCTGCGTACATTTTGTACTCCTTTATTTATGTTCAAAATTTTTCGGTATTAGTACTTGAAGCCTTCAGCGAATGCAGCATCAATAGCCTTGCGTTCCGCATCTTCGGTTGCGGATGCGCCACCCTGCACACCGTTTGCAGCGGAAGCCTCGGCTTCAATGCCCTTTGCGATGGCCTTCTTCTGTTCTGCGGTCAAATTGCCATCGGCAGGCTTGGCAGCAAGTTCTGCCTTGACAATTTCATTTTCGGCCTTCAATGCGATGATTTCGGCATCCTTGGATGCGATCATTTCCTTCATTGCGCTGAATGCAAATTCCTTTGCGTCTGCAAGGGTCTTGCCAGAATCAACGAATGCAACGGGATCTTCAGAAACGCCACATTCACCGAACAATGCCTTCACATCGGCAATGTCATTCTTGTACTTCGCAACGGCATTCTTGCCGATTTCTTCTGCGGACGGTTCCGCAACATTATGTTCTGCAGCCATTGGACTTGCTCCTTCATTTGTTGTTGTAAAACATTTTTTCTTCATCATTTCGCACACGTCATCCAGACTTGCGACACCATCAACAAGGCCTGCGTCAACGGCCTTTTGACCTATGAAAACGCCACCCTTTCCGTAATTGGAAACAACGTCATCAAAAGATGTCGCACGATTTCGGGCAACGGCATTTATAAACACTTCCGCAAGGTCATTCAGTTCCTGCTTAACGAGTGCAAGGCCATTCTCGGTGTCAATTGGCGCATTCTTGTTCGGTGACAAATCCGAAACGATGATTTCAAAATTTGATTTCCCGTTCTTGTTATATGCGAGCATGGTTCCGATTGAACCGATGGTTCCGTTCGCAGCGGTGAATACCTTTTCACATGCAGAACCGATCCAATATGCAGCGGAACACATGAGGCCACCTGTACGGGCAACGATGCCACACGGCAGATTCAACCTGTCATCACGCAACGAGAAAATCTTGTCCGCAATGTCGGAACATCCAGACACCTCGCCACCGGGTGAATTGATGTCAAGCAGGATTCCGAACACGGACGGATTCTTCACGCATTCATCAATGGACGTTTCAATTGAATTGTAAGTGTCCATTCCAAGCCATGCCGACCACAAATCGGAACGATATGACAACGCCCCGTCAATGTGAATCACTGCGATTCCGTCATCACGGATTGTGACGTTGTTCTTGTGGTCAACCTCGCCATCCTCACGGAACCAATCTTCACCGAAACCAGACGATGCAAGTTCAATGGCTTCCTCGTGACGGATAGCCCAACGGGATGCGATGAGGTTTTTCAAATTCTTCTTATTCATTACAGGTCACTCTCGTTCACGTCATCTGTTGATACGGAGAAGGATTCCGTCTTGTTGATGGTTCCCGGTTCCTGCAGGCCGATTTCGGCACGGAGGCGTTTTTCGTTTGCAAGGCTTGCTGCGACACGGGCATAATCACCGCCATTTACCATGGCGCATGCGGTGTCACGGTCAATCAACTGTTCATCCAACTGTTGCTTGATGGCCTGCGTTTCCTTCAGCGGATCAAGCAGGAATGCTGCATCGCTGACCCAACGGCAACCGCACCACAAAGCACGTTTCAACGGATCGTCAAAAAATCCCGGTGCGTCAATGATTCCCAACATAACGGCCTGCGTCAACCATTTCTCATAAATCGGTTGGCAGAAATCCGAAACGAAATTCATCTTGCAACGGTCAAATGTTTTCTTTGATTCCAGAATTGCTGCACGGACTGCATTATACGATGAATTGAATTTCTTCAATACCAATTCAAACGAAATGCCACAACGGGCTGCAGCCTCCGCAAAGATACCTTCAACGAACGGAGTATAATTTGCGTTCGGTCTGTTGGGATTTGCGAATTTCACATCCTCGCCTGCTTCAAGTTCAACGATGCCACCGGGGGACATTTCAACCGCTGCCTTGCTGAATGCGTTGTCATTCTTTACAGGTTCAACACGTTGTTCATCAAGGACGTTCCCAAGGAACGTGTCTGCAGATTCCTGCGAATTGGACGTGATGAATGCGGTGAACATTGCCGAAACAACCGCAGCCATCAATTCTGCATCTTGGTATCGTTCCTGCTGCTTCATCTGGAGGATGATAGGCGCAAGAACGGGAATTCCCCTGCGCTGATCTGTTCGGTCAGCGGTAAACAGGTGAATGACGTTCGGACAATTGAACGAATCAAAAGCAGGGACACGGACGGATTCAACGAATTCCGAATAGTTGTCAATGCTCCATGCAGGCTTTCGTGTGAAATGATATGCGACCGCTGCACCGTCCTCGTTCACTTCAACGCCTTCGGTCAATCGGTCGGATTCCATCATTCCGAACGGGTTTTGACACCTGTCACTTTCCATCAGTTTGACGGAAAGGCCAAACGGCATGTTTTCGGAACGATATTTCATCAATGCGAAACAATCGCCACCGATCATCTGCGTTTTTAGTGCCAAGTCCTGCAGTTCATAAAAATTGTTATTGCGTTCCGCATCGCAATTCTTGCTCATCGCCCAAAGGTTGAACAGGTCAAACGTTTTCTTGCACCATTGCTCGGCCTGTTCCTGCGAAAGGCCGATCATTTCAATCTGCTTCAAAGACGGACGGGGCTTGATACCTGTTCCGACAACGTTTGTTCCGAAGGAATTGATCAACGCCCCGGAAAAAGAATTGTTCTGGAATAACTGACGGGAACGTCTGACAAGAATGTCCTTGTCAAGTGTAATGTCACGGTCTGCAGATGAATGGGGAGCGAAAAAGGCCTTCAACGCCTCGGTCATGAACGATGCGCCCTTCCAACCATTTCCGCTACCTATCGGAAGTTTACCCATGTGGAATCACTCTCCTGCAAAATACACGCCCACCGATGGCCTCGGCACGTTGCGCAGCGGACAACCTGTCATTCCAGACTTCAACGCCCTTTCTAATTTCCGACAGATTGGCACGGGTCAATGTGCGACCACCGATGGAATACGATTGAGATGACAATGCAGCGGTTTCGGCTGCGAGATATTCATCAAGCATCCGTTGACACGTTTCTTTGCTGAATGTTGCCATCTTTCAAAATCCTGTCAAAATTTGACAATAGTTTACAACATCAAATATAAAACATTTTTTTCAGAAGGCAAAATAAAATGACAAAAAATGTCGTAAACAAAAGACGGTTGCCTGTGATTAAGGCAACCGACCCACTCTCAATTAGGAAAGAATACACATGAAGGTAGAATGCTACAACGTCCCTTCATATTTAAATATAAATTTCGTTTCACTTTCTGTCAAGAACTTTTTTCAATTCGTTGTGCCACATTTCATTTACTGACGATGCGACAACGCCTTCAACAGTTTCAAAAAATCCGAAACGTGGACGGAACTTTCGTTTCTTGTCAAAATGGTACAATTCCATGATCGGCAGGCGTTTCTTACCATCACGGATAGCAACCATCGTGTGACCGCTTTTAGTTGTCATGAAAAACGGCTGCGGTGGCCTGTTGCCACGTCTGATGGTTCCGTGTTTCAATGACGGTTGAATCGCCTGTTTTGCAGAACTGACGATTTCACTCACGGAATACTTGGCCTTCATGCCCCGTGTTCCCTGTCGCATCTTGCGCAATGAATGCGAGAACGGAACCGCAGCCGAACCGCCCTGCGTTCCGCTTGTCAACGTCCCTCCGAATTCCTGTTTCGCCATGAATGAAATCTTATCACTCGCATGGATGCCGATTGACGGATTGTTAGGAATGGACTTGTCAACCTTGTTGTCATAATAGATTTGTTTCGGAACGCCCTTGTTCTTTCTGATACCGTTTTCATCCGGGAATCGTTTTGGATATTCCGCAATAATCTGCAGACGTGCCTTCTTTGCCAGACCGCCCAACGTGTTATAGGTTGCCAACCTCATTTTTTTCTGCGAATCGGCAACGAATTTGTTCAATGCGCCCGGAAGCTGATTGAAATTCGTTATCATAGACGAACACCTCCGTTCAATGTCCTGCGCCCGTGCGATACTGCGCCCTGCTGCATCTGTACGGGTTTCTTGGTGTATTTATACCCCATGTCTGCCATTCGGTCAAGGTCTGCACCGCATAGATTGACCGCTGCCCGTGAATATACGAATTTATCAAGGGCTTCGTTTCTCGCACGGGTCTTGACATATTCCCAAGTCATCACGCCACGTTTCCAGACCTTCTTCAATTTTTCCGCAGTCAACTGTGCGAAATATTCCGCATCGTACTCATCCGACTTGGGGAAATGGCAACAGGTCGCACCGGGAACAACAACCTGCAAGGCTCCGAATAGCCAATCCTTCGCAGTGTCGGTTCCGACCGTGACAACATGCAGATCACCGCTTTTTTCCGTCTTGTGCGGACGTGAACAGATGGGATTTCCACGGGTTCTCGCACCGATACACGGGTAAATTCTGCGCCACCTGTTGCGCTTGCACCAACTATAAACCGCATCCGTTCTGTGACCGCCTGCGTCAATCAGACCGCCTGCGACATACATGACCTCGCCATCGGACGTGACGAATCCCATGTCAAGCCATTGTTCCAACTGATCCCATGGTTCGGACGTGTTCGGATCGCCAAAGAACGTCTTTGAATGGATGCCCCAATTTTCAATACCCTTTCCCCAACCACGGACTTCAACTTCAATTCGGTCATCCTGCGTGTCACCGCCCAACGTCAACATGACGCAACCATCCGGGACTTCCGATTCATATTCCTCGCAACGTTCCATCAATTCGTGATTATCAAGACCCTTTGCGCCTTCGTCAATGTTCCATGCCTGTGCGAGAACATTGTTCGTAAACGCCTTCATCTTGTTGATGTCACCCTGCGCCTCAAGGAATTCAATTACCGCCTTTTCCCATGAGAACCAACCAAGGGGCGAATACAGGGCGTTCAAATTGTATCCCGGACAATTGCCGTTCGGATTTTCGGCAATCCATTTTCCCTTCGCCATCAGTTCCGTCTTTTTGTATTCACCATATTCATGACCGCAATGAGGACATTTCATCCGTGCGGTGTGCGGTTTCGCCTGCCCGTCATCGTTCTTGTCCCATACCATCTGCGACCATTCCCATTTATGGTATTTTCCGCATGAGGGGCAGGGGACGTTGTAATATCGCTGATCCGACAATTTGAATCTGTCGGTGACTCGGCAATCGCCTTCAACTGTTGGCGTTGAATTCCAGAACATCTTTCTCCGTGGGAACGTTGATGAACGTTTCGCCACCAACGAACACGGGTCACCTTCACCGCCACAATCCTTCGCCCATCCAGAAATCTCGTCACACAAGACGATTTTCAACGGCATGGATCGCAGGTTTGACGGGGAATTTGACCAACCCGTGACCATCACTCCACCGGGAAATTCTCGCATGTACATGTCATCGCCCGTGAACACGTTTTCCATGTGCATGGCAGAAAATGCAGGCAGAATTCGTTGTTTGATGAATCGTTTTGCAGTGGTTTCCGTGGTCTGGAACATTCCGATCGGACACGGGGAATGGCACACATAATACAAAGCAGCATTGATAAGGCATTCAGTACCGCCAATCTGCGCACCTTTCATGAACACAACATCAGTCACGGGCGATTGCGGTGACAACATGTCCATGATTTCAGCAAGATACGGTGTGCGGTCATTTGACCACAAGCCAGGCTCGGACGATGCTGCGCCTGCGAGAATCCTGTTCTTTTCTGCCCATTGGCTGATGGTGATGTTCGGTGGCGGTCGCAGACCCAGCACAAATCCGCTGAACGCATAATCCACATTTTCAGTCTTGCAAAGAAGGACTCCATCAGCCATAGAACTTCTCCTCGGACATCATCTTGTCGGTCAGTTCACGCAACGTGTCAATGATGGAAACACGGATGCGTTCACCGCATGAATGTTCCATTGCGCCCTTAATATCGCCCAGAATATCGGCAGACAGACCTGCGGAAACACACGCATCAATGAAATCACCAACGATGACGGGTGCGATTTTGGCATATAATGACGTGAGTTTTTCCTGTATTTCGTTCGTGGCTTGATAGTTCTTTTGAAATACGAGGTGTTTGTCAACGAGTGTCCCGTCCTTTTCATCGGCCTTCAACGAGGCAAGACGTGCCATCTGCGTTTCTTTAACCGCCCGTGACGTTTCAAGGTCAATGTCTAGGTCTTGGAACATGGCTCGCCAATTGTTCAATTGACCCACGTTCTCGGAAATGCGTTCGTTCATCCTGTTCAGAAGTCCACCGTTCGGATTTTCGGAACCGATGACACGGGATGCTGCCTGCGCCTCCTTGTTGGTCATCCCGGCTGCACGTTGTCCACGGGTCGCAATACGCACCTGCGAACGATCCTTTTTCGTCACGAACTGTTCAGCGGACAATTCACGGTGATACATCGCCTTGCCCTTGGAATTTTCAAACGTATCTATGCGTCCGCTTTTCGTTGCCTTGTTGATTGCAGCAGGAGATACCCCGACAATGTTTGCGAGCGTTGACCCATTGCACAGTTCGGAATCCTTTAAACCGTGTTCCTTCCTCGGTATTAGCATTTTTTAACCTATTTTAACTTTTTAACATTTTTAACAAAATATAAATTAAAAAGTTAAAATCTGTCAAAAATTGACATTATATGTTGCAACAGGCGTTTTAACTC